GAACTTGTTATGGCAAATACTTGTGCCGCTGTAGGAGATATTGCCCCTGCAGACGCTGTTCCCCAGCTTGGCGTTTTACGAGGGGCTGTATAGGTAGGAGCGTTTGTTGCACCCACTTCTAACCATGTGTGTGAAGCTTGAGTGTCCCCGACAAGAGCAGTGCCTGTACCTTTAAGGCCCATATAAGACACACCTTGTGCCGCGTTGGTTAGCGCCCCAGTGATAGTAAGGTTCTTACCTACAGTGGTAACTAAGTTATGGATGTCGTCTTCCCATTTAAGCTCACCATTTGGACCATGACATTCGACATGGTAAAACCCATGCATCTCTACGCCTTCGTGATGCCCTGCTCCACGATCCACTGATGCCGCACAAATGTCACCTATGTTTGTTTTTTCGCTATACATTTTATTACTCCTAAGAAATTCTAATAACAGCTGTAGTAGCTGTAGCTATTGGAAAAGTTACTGTAAATGTTCCTAATGCAGTTTTATCTGATCCAAAATCTAAAACGGCTACAGCGGCATTAGTTGAACTATTATATATCAAAGCACCACGGCATAAGAAATTAGATGATAGCCAAGACACATTATCAAATGATACATATGCAGTACTGCCAGAACTATCGGGAGGAATGAGTGTTAAAACTTCTCCTCCTGCTATATAGCCAGTTCCAACCACCTCATCACTTGTTGTGTAGACTAATGTATCTGCATTTAAATTTGCATTAGCTGTATACAATGCAATCTTATATACTTGCGTAGTTCCTGTTGCAAAGTTTTCTAACCCGCTTAACAAGTTCTTTTTAAATATGGTGCACTGTGTTTGAACTATCATAATGAGTTATATGGCACTTTAGTTTGGTTGTTTCTATATGCATCGCCACGTTCTAAACCATCACCTAAACGTTTTAGTTGTGTTAAAGCTTCTTGATATTTTTGTTCATAATACCCAACCATGTCGGCTTCACCTTTCATAAAGATCATTGCCTCACGCATAGCCCCATAAAATAACACAGGGTCATAATTGTCACCGAGCCAACTAGTTCCAGAAGCTGTTGTGCTTATAGACTCAGGCATGTAATAGTAATGTAGTTCTACAGTATAGTTGTCATCCGGTGTCGGAGTTAAAATGAGTGATAACTCATTGGGGTATGTTAACTGTGGACCAAATATAGCATAGTACTTTGGAAGCCCTGTGTCAGTAGGGTTAGGATACGCTTCTCGTATAAAACTTACATCTTTATCAATAAGAAAATTATATGCACCTAAAGCATCTATAGCCGCAAGTGAATACACAGCCATAAAATCATCTGGACAAGACAAATAAGGATTGCTTGCGGTTACTACGCCAGTTACGTTTTTTCTAAGTACTGGAATTTGTACAGAGTTATATATACGTAGCTCTGCCTCTTGAACAAACAAAGGGATATTGGAGACAAAAAGAGACTCTGTATTCTCCGCATACGCTTGTATAGCACTAACTAACGCAGCATAATTCATTATTTATGCCATTGGACCACGAGCTTGAGTGCCTTTTGTAGCAGCACCTGTGCCTCGTATTTTGATCCCAGAGGTTTTTACATCTTTTACAGGAGTCCCTGCACTTGGCACATTGGGTACTTTTACTGGTTTAATTTGTGGATATTTATCAGATAAAATAGTCATATCATTCTCTATGTTGTATGTTTAAAATTTGTTGATCGTATGGCGAGATACTGATTATAGTAGCTTCATCACCTAGCCTGGCCAGAGCAAGATTACAAATATCGGTGTCAGAGACCATGAGTCACCCTACCTGTGAACATGAAAAATAAGTGGTTGATGTCGACCCATTGATCGCATAAGATTTTGTACCACCTCCCACTACTGTTTTGCAAAGCAAAGTATCACCTTTTGCCATTGGAAAGATGTCTGAAACGCACAAGTTATAAGATGAAGATGTTGCTGAAATATCAATTTCAGCTTGTGCGGTTTGGGACAAACTACCTGATTGTATAATTTGTAATTGTGCAAAAGTCCCGCCTGTCCCAGATTGCAACCTTACCCCCGCATTAGCCTGATATAACGCCGTAACAGGTGCGGTAAATGTATATGTTAAAGCATTAAAATTACCGCCATTGTTAAAGGTAGTATTAGCAAATGGCACCTGCACAAGAGTACCGTCGCCCGTTGCATTTGCAATACTACCCAGTAAGTACGCTCTAAAATTGCTTCGAATACCTAATTTTGGATTAACCCCCGCTAGATTTGCATCAATAATAACCGCATTAACCCCGTTGGATGACACGGTGTTTTGTGCGCTATTTAAATCGATTTTAATATCAAAGCTGGTATTATTTTGAAAGGTGTTGCTTGATACCACATTATTATTTGATGTATATGCACCGTTTGTAGACAACCAAATACCGCCGCCAGAATTATTAGTAAGCGTATTTCCTGTAAGGGTTAAAAAGTTAGAGCTTCCAACATTATTTTGAGTTTTTATGGCCGGTAAATTACTGCCTGTTCCATTAATAATATTTCCAGTCACTGTGCCGTCAGAAGCTTGGTCGATACCTATACCGCCTACACCACCCGCTTGACATGCAGCACCAATATAATTATTAGCAATAATTGACCTATAACTTGGCAAGTCGTCAGTAATGCCCTCTAAACCTGATTGATAGATTACGTTTTCAGTCCTTACATTGTCAGGAGCAGTATTTGACGCAATACCTACACCGCCCACTTGGTGCACCCAATTACCGACTATTCTATTGTAAATACAGACCGAAGCTGTGCCATCCAAATAAATACCATGAGCGTTAGCCACTCCAGTGCTACCATAAACCTCGCAAAACGATACCAGATTATTGCCACCTTTAATGCCAATCCCTGATCCACCAAAGCCATTACAGTTTACTACAATGTGATCTAAAGACCAGTTAAACGCAGTTATGACAATCGCATCATAAGCCCCTGATTTTGTAATTTGCGCTCCAGTCTCACCATAAAACATTGCGCCCGAAGTGGATATAGTTAATGGTGCGCTTGTTTTATAATTGCCTTTTGGTAACTTAATGCTATAGCCACTATTTAAAGCTGCTTGTATAGCCACAGTATCATTCGTAACACCATCACCTACAGCACCAAAATCTTTAACTGAAACTGTGTCATTTAGCTTAGACGCTACTGTACGAGTAACTGCGCCTGTGCCTGATTGAATTGTACCGACTAGAGTTGAGCCTGTGGAGGCTGATAAATCAGTTATATTTGTTTTAAGGGTTAATTGTGAATCAACTGTAGATGTATCAGCCTTAAGGGCTAATCCTGAACTAAGTGCAGCTGTTGATGCTTTTTCTGTGTCTAATTCAGATAAAGATGCAGCCACCGTAGATGCAGCTAATGTGCCGGAAGGGGTTGTTCCAATTAATGAAGCACCAGTGGCCGCAGCTAAATTTAATGCGGGGACCTTTACAGACGCTCCATTTTGAATACCCAGTGTGTATTCACTACCATCATACGGTGTAGTTACTATGGGCAATTCTGATACTTTAATTGTTGTCATATTTATTCCGTAATAACATAACTATCGTTTTGCGTAAGTATATCATATAAGTTTTCACTAGCAATATACCATCCCGAAGGAACTAAAGACGTCCCTATAGTTACTGAACTCACTTGTCCTATTGCAACTAAGGCATTAGGGGTTAAAACTGCGTCAAATTGTGAAGCCCCACCTACAGGTGCCCAACCCCATTCAAATATTCTAGACCCACCAGAAGGCTGGTTGTTAATATCTAAACCTGAGACCTGATAACTTGTGTCCCTACGTGGGTTACGCAAAGCCTGCGGATCACTTACCGGATACATACCAAGACTTAACTGTGGTTGATCAGGCTCCCAACAAGTAGGGCAGACTAAGATATTGGTTATCTTAGTCTTTATCGTTAAAGGCTTCAATCTTTTTAATAAGTATTCCATTCCGCAACGATCACATTGCGATATCGCAATCTTACCTAGGGCGTACTTAGAACTCATCGGCTAAATGACATCCGTGGAACCATACGTACAGGTGCTTTCTCACGGTTTTCATCTGCAGCTAATTGAAACTGCTCATCATATACCGCCTTAAGCGCTGCACCTCTATTTACATCTATGTTAGGAAGCTTCATAGCCAAATAATAAGCTAAGCCCGCAACCAATGCTGGTAGGAATAGATAAGGTATATCTTGCGTATTTACAGCATTTCCAGCATCTTTCAATCTTCTTAGTCTCCAGTACACAAACGTATATTGACTGTCTGGAGCTTGTGGCGTAGGCCACACATTGATAGTTGGATAGGCTATTCCTGTTGGTGTTGTTGCACCTGTTTGCCTATTTATCCAAACTTGTATAGGTTTACCTTGCGCGTTCTTATTAGGAATTGTCGAATAGGTAGAACCTGAAATTCTTGATATGGTTAAGTCAGATTGATTTTGACCTGAACCTGTGCGTATCACATGGTCAAGCAAATCTACAGTATCAATAGGCAGGTCATACACGGCTTGCCCAGTATGTAAAACAATTTGACCTTGCTCTACTTCCCAAAGGTTTAGACCTTTGTTTTGCCATTCTATTAATAACAAATTTAAGGAGCGTCTAGCTGTTTTTAAATCATAACCACTACGAAGCTCAGAACCACACCTCTCAAAGGCTTCTTCTATAAGTTCGCCAAGATCTAAATTAAATGCAGTCGTTGCCGTAGTGGTCATTTTCTACCCTGTCTATTTTTGGTAAGAGGAGGGCATGATTTAACTACCCTCCTTTTCTTATCTATCTTCTTAGGATTTATATCTCCCATCCCACGTGATGGACGCATCAGCAGTATCTGCCTCTTGTTTTACCACGTTGAGCGCAACCATCACCACGAGAAGCAGAAGAAGCTTTAGGCTTAGAAGAGGTCTTTGCTACAGGTTTAGCTGCAGGTTTAGCCGATCTAACTACACCGCCTTTAGCAAAAGCTTTAGCAGCAACCTTACCACCTTTCTTCATGGTATTTGCTGGTGATAATGCAGGATCTCGTACAGGCATTAACTTGTTTCGTATATCATTAACATACGCCGCATCAACACCTCTTGGCATTGCAAATATAGGGCGAGTTTGAATTTGAGCACCTGAGCCAGCTTGGCCTCCACCCATAATTCCGCCACCACCACCGCCCATAGCATAAGGGTTTCTAGAAGCAGGTGTAATTGCATCTTCTTGCGCTTGAGCAGTTATATCCTCTTGCCGTATAGCTTCGGTTTCTTTGTCTGCTATTTTTTTATCAGCTGCGGCTTGGTCGGCAGCAGCTTTATCAGCGGCGGCTTTTTCACTAGCTTGAATCGCCTCCCATTTACCAGCTGGTGTTTTTGCATAGGCAGCTTTATCTCTAGCCTCTTTGTTTCGTTTTGCTAATTCTGCTCGCGCTGCTTTTTGCTTATCAGCATTAGCTTTTGCGGCGTCTTGCCTTGCTTTAGCGGCTGCTTGATTCGCAGCTTGCTTAGCTTTATTAGCTGTTTGATTAGCAGCTTGTTTAGCTTTATTAGCAGCTTGTGTTTCTGCTTGTTTAGCTTTATTAGCAGCTTGTGTTTCTGCTTGTTTAGCTTTATTAGCAGCTTGTTTAGCTTTATTAGCAGCTTGTGTTTCTGCTTGTTTAGCTTTATTAGCAGCTTGTGTTTCTGCTTGTTTAGCTTTATTAGCAGCTTGTTTATCTGCAGTAGCTTGTTGCGATGCGGTTAAGACTTTTGGAGCTTTAGCAGCGGCCATTATACGAATCTCCCTTTAGTTTTACCCTTAGTTGCGCAGCCATCAGCACCTCTTACAAAGCCGCCATTCTTCATGCATTTGGTTTTACCGCGTTGTGCAACGCCATCAATTTTAGATTTGGTAACCCCACCTTTTTTCAGTTTGTTCATTGAAGCAGCACCGCCTCCAATAGGGTATGAGGGTTCTGCTGGCATAGGGCTTGGTTGTCCCGCCCTAGAAGCCACTGGTAATGGATTGGGTGTACCAGTTTGAGGTCGTGGTAAAGGAGAAGGATTAACTGGTTGAGCAGCTTTCATTGCTTTCATTGCTTGCATTTTTTGCGTGTCTTTCATTGCTTGCATTTTTTGCATAGAGTCTTGCTGAGAGCTTTGAGTTGGAGCTTGTTGCATAGGTTTTGCCTGTGCTTTAGCTTGTTGAGCAGCTTTCATTGCTTGCATTTTTCGATCCCTTACATCCCGTTTAGCAGTTATACTGGTAGGTGGAGCTTGTTGAGCGGAAGTGTTTTTTGTCATTCTTTTAGCTTGCATGTCTTTAATTTTTTGAGCCATTGCCGCCGCTTTAGCACTTCTAACTGACTCTGAAACTTTAGGTTTAACAGAACCGCCATCTTTATAGCATGAGCCGCCAGATTTCATCTTATGAGTACCTTCAGATTTTTCACCTTTAGCATATTCTTCAGGAGTAATTTTGCCAGACTTAATAGCTTTAGCTTCTTTAAGCTCTTCGCTCTTAGTGTCTTTGCCTTTAAATAGTTTCTTCAAATCAGATTTTTTAGCCATTTCGCCACCTTGTTTAAATTTTTTACCTTTATCGGCAGCGGCAAACTCTTTACCTACTGCTTGCGGAACGCCCGCTTTCTTCGCCATTTTAGGAGAATGAGCAATCATCTCCATGAAATTATGTTGTTTCTTTGATTTACTTGGCACCGCATTTCCACCTTTTTAATGACGCAGCCTTGCGTGTAGGTTTGCCGTTCTCATCTTTCATAGGCCCAGGCATCCCTGACATTCTGGCACAAAATGACTTTTTACGAGCACCGCCTTGTGGTTGAGGAGCTTTGAGATTAGAACCTGTAGCCGCATTGTATTTGGCTCTACCTTTGGCAGTCAAACCAGCACCTTTAGATACTGGAAGTTTTTCACCTCTACCAACAGCTAAATTCGGAGCTTTTTTAGTAGCCATATTAATTCTTTATTACGTCAAATATCCAAGAAGCCGCAGCACCAACCGTAGCACCTACACCGCCGATCATCATAAACATCCGCCATCCCCCTTTAGCTTCAGATAAAGTCTTACTGATTTCTCGTATGGACTCTTTTATTTCATCCATATCTTTAACCATCTTATCCATATCCAATTGCAAATGCCTTATATCTGCACCATGTTCAGCTAGTTCTCTAGCTGTTCTAACTTCTGGGTCGGAAGATCTTAGATGTTCCATAACTTAGCCGTATATAACAGTTACGCCAATTGGAACAACAGCAGTAGCGGTATACCAAACGCCGTTTGGAAACAAAATTCCTTCACCAGGAAGAATTACATTTGCTGTATTAGAATTTGTACCTGTGTCAAGTTCCAACAACACCGTTCCGTCAGAGGCATCTAAAAATTTAGCGGCGCCCGTGCCTACACCACCTGTTAAAACAACTGCTTTTATACGTACTCGACCTGAAATCAAAGCTTGATTTGTTTGCGCCCCGCCCGTATGGACGCTTTTGACGTCTGTTTGCATACTCATAATTAATCTCCTATATGTATAAAGTTAAGGGCTGTATTATGCATTATCGTTTAAGGCCGAGGTCGATCAACTCTGGCCCCCTTAGACTAATTATTAAGCTGAAATAGGATTTTCAGCGCCAGTAGATGATTTTTGAGCATAATTTATAGTAATAAAACCAGCACCTGCAGTTGCAGTAGTGCCAGCCATAGTTACAACTATTTGCATATCAGTAGTTCCAACATTACTCATAGCTGTAAGTTGGGCTGAAGTTAGTGTTAGAGCTTGGCGACCAGCTGTTGGAGTGGTTATTGCAGTTACATAAGCTGCTGCTGTTGTGCTATTACCTACCGCTAATGTTGCACCTGTAGTAAAGGTGGTAGTAACATCGATAAAAATGTTTAAGATTTGAGAACCAGCGGGAAGTACGAAAGGAGTAGCGGTTGTTAAACCTAAGTTTGCAGTTTGAGATAAAACAACAACACCTGTGTTGTTAATATAGCCAACAGTTGTGCCAGTAGTATCTTTAACAGTACCTGCGCGGACTGGCCCTGAAAATGTAGTAAATGCCATTTTAGTTTCCTTCATAGAAAGTCTAAGCTTAGTAGTCTTCTATGCGTCAGCGGGGGCTGTCTACTAAGCCGGATTGTTCCCCGGTATGTTGTACTTATACTCCACTTTATTTAGTCTTGCAAGTTTATTTTATCTATCATAAAAAAGGGCCTCCGAAGAAGCCCTTAATTTACTCTAAGTGCCTGATTTCACTAAGCGCCAGTTGAACCGTACATAGAAAGTGGATCACTCCAGCCGAAGCTGTAACGCTCTCTTGAACGGTATCTTACGTTTCCGGTGTCGAAATCACCGCTCATGTCATTAGTGATAGGAGCACGAACAAAATGCTTCATACCATTAGGAACATCAGTAGTTAAGAACCAGCCATTACTATCAGTCAAGAAGTGGTTGATAGCGTAACCTTGTGGAATAGAACCGTTGTTTTTCAATGCGTTGATATCATTGTCAGCAGTTCCTACACGTTGTTCAGTTTCCAACAAACGAGTTGCAACGAATTGCAATGCAGGTGGAACGATCAACTTTTTAGGTTTAGCAGCAATCAACAAGCCACGTTCATCAGTCCATGCAGCGATTTGAATAACAGCCGCTTCCAAAGAAGTTTCGTTTAAATCAGCAGGAGTAGAAGGAATGTTGCTGTTAGTAGCGCCATTAACTAATGGGTGAGCAGATGAGAACAAAGACACGCCGTCACCACCAACATAAGCTGAAGAGAAGCCATTGTTTAATACAGCAGCTGCTTTAACTTGTTTAGTGTAAGACATTGCACGAGCTAAGCCTTTAGTATAACGAGCAGACAAAGAGTCATACAAGTTATCTTCAATAGCTTCTTCAGTTAATGAGAAGCCAAGAGCAATAGTTTCGTGGTTGTAGCGAGCAGTCCAAGCTTCTTGAGCATTGTCATAAGCGATGGCTGAACCTTCGTTTTTGACAGGAGCTGCAGAGAAACCAGACAGTTTTGTTTCTTCTTCAAATGAACGCTCAGAAGATTCAGTTTCATAAATTTCTTTATGTTCTTCACCATAACGAGCATATTCCAAACCAAACAGAGCATTCAAGCCCGGTAATAGTTCTTTTAATAGTTGTGCACGTGAAATAGCCATATATTATTACTCCTTATGCAGCGTAATAGTTGTGAACGCCAAAGTTCAATTTCACCAATACTTCAGGTGATTGAATCAAGGCAATAGTAGTACCTGCAGTAGGTGTAGTTGTTACAGCAGCACTGATAGTCAATGTAGTATTACCTGTAGTAGTTACAGTAGCAGCTGTTGCTACGTTAGCACCAACACCTAATTGCTGTAATTGACCGCCAACTAATTGAGCAATATCAGTACCAACTGGAATAATTGTTCCAACAGGTAAACCAGATACTACAAAAGAAGTTGTAGTAGTACTAACAAATACGCAAGAAGTACTAACTTGTGTATCAGGTACAAGATTCAAAATACGGAAAGTACCGCCAGAGCCAACTGCAAGAGTAGTGTTTGCAGCAACTAAACCAATGCCTGAGTTACCAGTAGCTGTGCTACCAACTGGAGTATTGATTGTAGCGTTCAAACCAATCATAGCTGTTGGGAATGAAGATATTACGTTAGATGAAGCACTTGCAACAGCAACAGCTTTAAATACAGTATCAGGATCATCACAAACGATTGCAACAGCATCGCCAGCAAGAGTTCCAGAAGGCCAGTATTGTGAAAACAACTTTTGCTTAGTAGTTGGGTTAGTATAAGAACAACCCAAAAATACACCAACAGTACCTTTCAAACCCAATGAAGTGCTAGTAGCACTTAAAGTTATGAAACCTGCGTTGCTGGTAGCTGTGCCAATAGTTACTAAGTCACCATAAAAGATGTTAGATGCGTAACCATATGCGATAGGCAAATTGCGAGTGGAGCCAGCAAAAACCTGACCTCCAATCAAGTTTACGGGTTTTAAGCCGTATGGTGCACTTACAGTAGGGTAAGCCATTTAAACCTCCAAAAAGAGAATATTATTGTCTGCCAAATGATGTTGTAGATTTTCGCTCATTAAATAGCGGCATCCTTGGATCGCTTTGGCGCATTAAATTATTATCTACCGCTTCTGTTTGAGACTGTGTTTGGTTATTAACATACGCAGTACGTTGCTCAATAAACTCAACAGGTGTCTTACATAACAATAAACCGCCAATTTCTATGTTGTCACTAAAGCGACTTGTAGGATCGACTAACAGTTGCATTTTTGGTTGTTCCGAAACACTAACAGGCTCCCAACCTTCTCTCAGTTTTGCTGATAAGTTTCGTGGGTCAGCCGCATTTAGCGTTGACGTTCTAATCCATCTGTACGCGTAACCTGGTTGCTTATCCGGTTCAGGAAGAAGCTCAGCTGGCGCCCACTGCTTAGGACGGGCTGAAGTGTCACGTGTTTGGGTATCTCTATTTAATCTGTTCTCAGCCATCTTAGGCCTCCAATTTGGTTAGTTCACGGGCGTATTGTTCATTAGTTAGTCCAAATTTCTTGGCTAATGCTACTTGCGTTTTATTGAGTGACACCTTTTTAGGGGCGGTGCTTCTTTTCGCAGAGGCTACTACCGTGCTAAGTTTTGATGTACGCGGAGCTTTAGGCTCATCGTTTGAATCGCTAAATTCTTCTGGGAATCTGCGTTGTACTTCTTTATCGATATGTTTGTAATATTCATCGGTTCCGATGAACTTCTCCCCATAAGTCTCTAAGAGATCTTCGTGTACACCGACAGCGAATCTACTCATAGCTTTCTTACTTGGATCAACATACCACGGATTTTCGGCTACCCATTCCGCTGCCTTCGGGTCTTGCTGTTGTGCAGCACGTTGCTGCTTTGGTAATATTTGTGCACCATCTTCGGTGTTTTTAACAGTAGGCCTGAAATTATTAGCTTTGTCAAGTTTATTTGTTGCTCTCATCAATTCAGCTTGTGCCTCAATGATCGCATCAGTATTGCCGTAATCATAAGCTTCTTTATAATTACGTTTAGCTTTTTCAACTTCTAACTCAGCAGATGATTGATAAGTGCTTATTAACTCTTTTTCTCCTGATTCAAGAAGAGCTTTAAGTTGTTTATTTTCATCTAGTATTTTTTGAGCAACAGCTAAAGCTTCTTCTTGCTCGCGATAGGCTTCTTCTTTTGCCCTACGCTCGTCATGCCAAGCTTTTTTATACTGTTTAAATTTAGTTTGTACCTTACCAGAGTAGTCATCAGACGTGTCTGCTTCTTCTAACTCATTAACTATTTCTTTAGGTAAAGGTGGTCTTGCATTTCTATCAGCTACAGGGGTATCGTCTTCAATTTCAATTTCAATACCATCAGTATCTACCTCGATCTCGCCACCTGCTTCATCAGGGAACTCATAATCATCTGCTTCGTATTTAGCCATCGTTATCTCCTAAACTCGTGTAATGCCACGCGGATCAAGGACAACGCCTTCAACCGAGTCATCATTTATCATACGCATTTCTGTACCGTGTATTTTCATACGTGTACCTGCATTCGGTCTTACAAGGACAAAATCCCCCACTTTGCACCAAGGGCCAGAAGGAAAACGGTCTTTGTCACCATAGCAATCAGGGCCCATAGCCACAACAAACAACACAGTAGCCAAAAGACCTTCGTGCCGCAATGTTTCATCAGCTTTAAGAAGACCACTTTCATATTCTTTCTCCACTTCAGGTAATGCGCATAGTATACGATAACCTGTTGGTGTAGGCAGTTGAGTTGCCTTTTCCTCATTAGTAGCCTCAAGGTCTATAGACCCTACGACTTGGGGGTTGTTTGGGTTAGACCCAATTAGGATTTTACTCATTCGTCTTCAAACTCCAGTTTTTTAGTTAGTACTTCTATGGCGCTTCGCGCTTGGTCTAACCCTTGGATTTGTCCGCATATATATTTATACTGACTATAGTCCTCAGCTCTACCAGACGCTAACGCTTGTGTTAATAACGCTACTCTGTCATCAATTTGTTTAAATAGGATAGCTGCTTCTTTATCCATTATTTAGTTCCTTCAATAATGCGCCCATCTGGAAGAACCACATGTGTGCCTTTTTTCTCTATATTATGAAAGTATTCAGCCAATTTATCTGGCGATCTATTTTTCAAATTATGTTCAGAAGGGTGAAAGTAATATCGACCTTCATCTCCTTCTTGCCATGTTCCACCCTGTGTTTTTTCATTAGAATATTTGCTTTCTTCCGAAAAAGTAGGATGATTAGGAAGTTTAAAAGTATCTGGGTAATGATCTTCTTCCCCTTTACGAGGTTTTATTTCACCACTCTTGACAGCTTGTTTGTAACCTTCCATATCATAATCAGAATGAGTTACAGGTTTTTCAGGCTTTTTTCCTTTTACCTCTCCTCCCTTATTAAAATTTTGCTGTGCAGCCAACCTTTCTTGCAATGCAGCTTGTCTTTCAGCTAAAAACTTAGCGTGACTTTGAGAAGTCTCATCTTTATACCGCTCATGTTGTTGCGACGCAGTATTTTGTCTACGTTGATGCTCTCGGTCACTTTCTTTCATAGCTACATCTACACCCAACTTAGCTGATAACTCATCCTTTTTACCATTTATCTGAGCTTGAGTTTCTTGTATTCTAGCTGCAAGTTTAGCGCCATCAGCTTCCTGTTGAGAATCAATACGATGACGTTCCATTTGTAGTTTGGCCATCATAGTTGCACCAGCAGCTTCTTGTTGAGATCCAATTCTCTCACGTTCAACTTGTATCTTCATTGCTTCAAGTTGTGCATCAGATTGGTCTTTAGCTATCTTACGTTGCAAGTCTTGTGCTTTAATCTGCAGTTCTTGTTGTTGCATTTGAACTAACGGATCTTGCTGTGTTTGTTGGTTTTGTTGATCTTGTGCTTCTTGTTGATTTTGTTGTAACAACTGTTGAGCAGCTTGAGCGGCCATTTGCGATATTTGAACTTCCATATCATCAGGGATAGTAACTTGGTTGTCGCTATCATCGTCACCGTATGTAGGTATCTCTACACCCATTGCTTGCTCTAATTGTTTGCGATATTCAAATCCTAAATGCTCATTAATATGAGCAGACATTGCCGCTTGCATAGTTTGAGCAGCTTGTGGATTTGCAGCCAAGGATTGTTGTAATACAGCCTGTATTTTAGGATCTTGCATAGCAGCTGTGTGTACAGCAATATGAGCTTGATGATCTTGGTATAGAAACGCTTTAACAGGTTTTCCTTTAAGAACATTTTGGTTCTCAGTAATAGGGTCCCTAGGTTTCATATCATCTTCCATAGGCACTAACTTTTGATAATTAGGTATACCTAACACTTCAAGCATCTGTCTATGTAGCTCTGGTAAATTGTATAACTGAGGTGCGCCTTGAGCTAATTGTAACGCTGCTTGGTATTGGACGACCTTTTGTGCCATAGTTGCGGCATTTGGGTCAGAGACAGGTAAAACATACACCAAATCATAGTCATCTTTCTTAGCTCGTCTGCTACCTTCTGTAGGCTCATAGTCATATTCATCTGGCGTATAATCCCTAATAATATCACGTAATAAAATAAATTCTTGTTTCATCGAGTAATGAATACGCGATTGAACCGCGCTCATTACTTTAAGCGTTCTCTCGAGGACAGCGAGTGTTGTACCAACAGGACTATTAGAGGACATGTCAGAGACAGCAAGATCAGCAGCCCCAGCAAAACGGCGACCTTCATCAACGATTCCTTGCAGTAGAGTTAATAATGTTTGACTCGGTTCTTTGTACGGCAGGGGCATGAAGTTATCACGCATTACACCAGACGGTACGTCTACGTCTCTCCACTCACCTGGAGCAATGGGTGTGTCATCACCCTTAACTCTTAGTCCTCTAGTTTTAAAGCCCCCTGGAAGATTACTGAGAGTACCCGCATCAACCAACTGGCGAAGGATTGAAGTACTAGACTTGGCGAAAGCACCAATAAGATGAATAAGCCCAAAACAATAAAAGCCAAAACCCGGCACATAGCCATAGTGAACGAAGTGATTGCGTTTTTTACATGATTCATCATCTGGCTCCCAATTACGTCTAATAGATAAAATTGTTCCTGTGCCTTTTTCAATAGTAACTACATAAGGTAAAGCTATATCGGTTGGCTCGCCATCTCGACCCTCATGTTCAAACCCTTCTAGATTTAATTCGACATGCATTTCTAAGAGTTTAAATCTATCATCTGTAGAGGCTCTAAATCCTAATTTCTCAGCAATAGTTTTCTCTATATCATCCATCGTATTAGATGGTTCACCAAGATCTACATCACAATAAAAACCTTCATATTGCAATCTACGAACTTCGTTAGCTGTTTTACGCATTACATGAGTTACACGTTCAGCAGACTCAAGACTAGAGGCACCATATGGTACAACTACATCTTCAGCAGGTACGTACATAGATACCTGACGACCTAGAGCTAGGTCATAGTAAACCTTTTTAAACGCGTTACCAGCTAATCCTAGGCCCCATAACATGCGCTCATGCTCAGGACGATACTCAGTCATAACATCAGTAAGCTGATAGTTCATATCGTCTTGTACACGTTGTGCTGCGTCTTTTTTCTCTTGTGTTTCTTTACCAATTATTTGTGTTTTAACTGGTCCTGATGCAGGAAATGTAGCTGTAATAGTCTCGGCTTGAAATTTAATAACAGCCTCAGTTAGCAACGGATGGTATACACCACAGGCTCCTTCCCAAGGTTCTGCACGTTCTTCAATCTTTAGTCCCAACAGCTCTAACCCATCGACATATGTTTGAACCCAGTCTTTACGTGCACTGACATCACTTTCAAACTCATCTAACAATTCAGAAGCTAAGGATTGTAAAGTGTAATCACTTATACGTTCAGCTAAGTTCTCAGAAAACCTATCCATGTCTTCTTCTTTTTCTATCTTTAAAATTTCCTCACCATCAGCTCGAATAGTTACCGCTTCAGGGTCTTCAATTTCAATCTCTAACGGCATTAAATTGGGATCTTCTTCTAACCCTATAGCATCAAGCCCCATAGGTGCTGGGTTTACAGATTTTGAAATCATATTTGTTCCTTAGTTAACATGGGGTTATAAGTGTCAGAATATAACAAGCGGTTAGTATTAGTGCCACACACCCTAAAAATTCTATCAGCATTTGTTTAAATTCAGTATTCATTTAATAATACGCTGCGCGTTTTCCTACAAAGTAATCATTCATATCGTCAGAGTCTAAGCGCAAACTTAGAAACCCACCTTTCCTAAATCGAGAGATTCCCATTGATACACAGTCAACATAGTCGTCATGTTGACCCGCAGGGAATGATGCAACCTCTTCTATAACCTCATCTGCCCAACGTGTGTTTGGAACCCATACTCGACCTGATGCAAATACATCGGCTACGGCATTTAGTCTAGATATCTTATCATTACCACGAGTAGGAGTAAATTCTGATACTGGAACACCCATTGCTCGTAATTCGTAAATTAAAGGGGCGCCAGACGCTTTTTTCTCTATGATCAACGCATCGGGTTGCCAGTACTTATACTCGTCCAGTACCTCTTCCTTGAGCCTAGGAAACTCCATACGGTCACGTTTGGCATCTAACATGATGATATTGGCTTGTGTGACCCCATTTTCATCAGCATGATAGAACACTCCCCACGTAATACACGCCGAATAGTCTGCTCTATTGTGTTTTTCAAACGCAGTATCCCACGTTTGTAGTATAAAATCAGTAGGTGGTGGGGACTCATTCTCCCATTTCTTCCACCATTCTCGTTTTACTATAGCCCCTTCTTCAGAAGTTGGGTTTTGTTGGTACTGAGCTTGCCATTTTGAGACATCAATGGCGTTTCTAGTAGCCTCTAACTCCTCTATTGTCCAAAACTCAGGCCATAATGGCTTACCAGAAGGCAAAATGGCAGGTAATTCTACTACTCGCCACTTGTCCCCACCCCCGTTTAACTCTTTTTGCCTAACTTGGCCCGTAAGGTCCCGTTTCGACCATCGGGTTTGGACTATAATTATGGCCCCGCCCGGCTGTAATCGCTGTCTTGGACCTGATGTGTACCACTCGTACACCTTATCATAGATCTCAGGGTTACTTGCAGCTATTGCAGCCTCTTGTTCTGAGTGTGGATCATCAATGATGAGTATGTCTGCACCAATACCAGTTACAGCACCACCGACACCGATCGCAAAGTAGTTACCACCCGCGCTGGTGTTCCATCTACCCGCAGCTTTAGAGTCAGTCTGCAGCTCCACACCAGGAAACACTTCCTGATAGAGCGGATTAGCCACTAAGTTACGGACCTTACGACCAAAACCTACAGCAAGTTCGGCTGTGTGCGAGCATTGTATGATCTTTTTATCAGGGTACTTACCAAGAAACCACGCAGGTAACAAATACGACCCAAACTCGGACTTAGTGTGCCGAGGACCAAGGTTAATAATTAGCCGCTTATTCTTGCCGTTAACCACTTTCTCAAATTCTTGTGCCATTCTGGCATGGTGGCGCCCATAAATAAATCCGGGCCATACCTTTTGCACAAAGGCTAAGAAATTCTCCTGCGCAAATTCGCGCTCATGGCGCCTGCGTAACTCATCAATCAACTCAATAAGCTTTGCTCTTTCACTAACAGGCGCAGCTGCAAGTGCTGCAGTAAGAAAGTCTTCGTCTAAAGAGATATCACCTAAATGATCGCTCATTCATCCTCATCCGTGTACTCTTCTTCATACTCTTCTTCATACTCTTCTTCATCCTCTACCTCATCTTCGGCATAGCCACGCAGTTCTTCATCAGTGAGCTCTTCTACCACCTGCTTTTCAGTCTTGGCGTAGTTCTTTAATAGGCCCCTGAGTTCAGACTCTAGGTCCGTTGTTGGTTTGTCGGCCACAGATACTTCGATCTTAGTTGTAAATAAGCCAATCTCGGTGACACGGCCAAGTGTCTCTAATGCTTTGAGCGCGGTTTTTTCGTCTTCGGATTCATCTGCCAATCTAAAAAGTTTTGCCAAAATGAATTGGCGCATTTTATTGGTAGAGTTTATAAGCTGATAGTCATAGCGCGAAAGTAAAGACTCTAGCGCCGCTTGTTCTGTAAGTAACGGTGGGTTATTTCCATGAGGGTCGCTCATGTATATTACTTTTGACTTATCTTTCTCGTCAAAAATAACGTCAATTGCTTCGGAATCGATGTGTCTTGCCATTCTGTCTACAGGTTAGGTTGTAGTTTGTTTAGCATTTGTAACATGCTTTTTTAAAATTTACAATATAAAATTTTTTTTGTCTATGAAATATAAAGACATAGGGGGGTTTGGCTGTGTGGAATATATTTTTTGAAAAATGGAATTTGGCTGTGCGTAATAGTAGTGAATAGAGCCAGGCTCGTTGCTATAAAATTGGGGGCATGGGGGTCTAGGTTCTACGCCTACAGCAAATTTAAATAAACAGATAGTCCTAGAACGCAAACATACTCAAACCGATAGCTTATAGCCCATAGCAAACCGATGATAGCGATAAGCTATCATATATAGACTTATAACCCTATAACATAGGCTATAAGCAAAAGGCTATATAAATCAATTACTTATATTTGCGATATAAGACACGATAATAATAAAGTAATACTACGGCTTGCCTTATGTCATTATCGTGTAGCTATGGGCATTTTTAAGTTATTGATTTATATAGGGTTATTATCTAGTTATCTAATTATTAGATATACAGTAAAGGTCTATATCTAATAATTCGATATCATATGTTATGTTATAACATTGTAAATGTGTAGGCATAAGTCTATGAGCGTGGGCAAAATAACCCTACATCTTTATATCTATTGATTAATTGATTAAATAATTGACACATTGTAAATTATATATGATAGAATTGTCTTAAGTTAATCAATACCTGATTAACTATTACTTCACAAGGTGACTAACATGCAAGCTTTAAAAACTCTTAACAAAGGCGATATTTTAAAACGTAAAATAGAATCTAAAAAGGTTTATATAAAAGGTGACTATTGCCAATCTCAAAAAAAATACTCATGCATCAATATCGATGATCATTGCAATGAGATATTTATAAAAGGTGACGTGATTATTGCGTCAATCTATGACTTCGATATGGACTAAGACAATGAGACAAATAATCAGAACAACTAATGCTTATTTACTAATACCAGTTTTAAAAATTACAGGTTTTCGTTTTAGTAAAGATTATAGATGGCAAACAACTAGATATCACTCTATTGTTTATAATTTAGTCGATACGGTTTTATGTAATATCAAAGCTGGAATATAATCAATTTAACTCTTAACTACTATCCAAGGTGATAAAAAATGACTACTAAAACAAAAAAACATGCTACAGGCTATGTGTTATATCGTGGCAATAGCTTATTAGATAGCAAACCGATCGTAGTAATAGCTATTACTAAGCGATCCAGTAATGTTAAAACAGGGGACGTTGTCCAGACTTATATACTCGCTGACAATGGCCAAAGTCCCCTCGAAAACCTTAAAAGTCTAGGTGATGTCAGTATATGTGGGCAATGTCCACATCGCAGAGGTCTCAATGGATCATGTTATGTTAACGTTGGTCAAGGCGTAACAATGGTCTATAAGAGCTTATTAAAAGGCAATTATCCCGTTTATGATCCGAGCGTAAATGATCCCGTATCGGGTAAAATGGTAAGACTTGGCACATACGGCGATCCAGCGAGTGTTCCCCGTCATGTGTGGGACTTATTACTGACCAATGCTAAAGGTCACCTAGGCTATACACATCAATGGCAATCAGGCAAAGCTGACCATGTCATGGATCTATGTATGGCAAGCTCCGATAATGAGCAAGATAGAATAAAAGCTAAATTATTAAAATATAGGACATTTAGAGTACGGTCAGCCAATGAGCCAATTTTAAAAAATGAGTTCGAATGTCCAGCGAGTGCCGAACAAAATAAACGGCTAACTTGTGTAGAGTGTAAAGCTTGCTCAGGTGGTGTCGGTACAAATAAAGGGGATCCAGTTATCATTGTTCATGGCTCGCTTAAGAGTCGATTTATACCACTAGCTTTAGGTGCTTAATAGAGGGTAAAACCTATTTACCAAAGGACTATTTTATATAGTCCTTTTTTTTGTTTTGAGATTGTGTAATTCGATTGTGTAGAGCGATTGTGTAGAGCGATTGTGTAGAGCGATTGTGTAGAGCGATTGTGTAGAGCGATTGTGTAGAGCGATTGTGTAATTCGATTGTGTGATTCGATTGTGTAGAGCGATTGTGTAGAGCGATTGTGTAGAGCGATTGTGTAGAGCGATTGTGTAGAGCGATTGTGTAGAGCGATTGTGTGATTCGATTGTGTAATTCGATTGTGTAGAGCGATTGTGTAGAGCGATTGTGTAGAGCGATTATGTAATTCGATTGTGTGATTCGATTGTGTAGAGCGATTGTGTAGAGCGATTGTGTAGAGCGATTGTGTAGAGCGATTGTGTAGAGCGATTGTGTGATTCGATTGTGTAATTCGATTGTGTAATTCGATTGTGTAATTCGATTGTGTAATTCGATTAAAATAAATTCAAAACGATTGAAAATAATTGTTGACATAGTGTAAACAAATGATCTAAAATAAACCATGTTTTGGGATTGGCTCAAAACGATTAACTCCCAAGGGGAATGATATGAAAATATATGTTTTAGCAGGTTTATCCTGCTTCTTATTCATTGGATCAATCCGATTGATCTGTCAAGTGTTGGTGTGGCTGTCATGAGTGCCTTCACGATTCCTTACGACGCTAGAGAAACAACTTGCGTTATCGCAGGTGTGGACATGCAGGTTACATTCACATACGAAGCACCAAGCGGTATTGATATGGTCTACGGTTTTACAGGTGTATACGAAATATATGCCGTTAAATTGGGCGATGTCGATATCCTACCAGTATTGAGCGATGATGCGATAGGCGATATCGAAGACCAACTCGAAGACGGTCGCAATTGTGCGATTGATTATTAACTTAGGAGTTAAGACTTATGACACCGAAAGATAAAAGAGATTACCTCAATCTGTTGATCAAGGGGATTGTAGATCATGATGAGGACTTCTCAATCGACATGCATACAGGAGCTGTGTGCTGGGAAGTGGAAACAAACAGAACTGTCTACTGCACACCTGCTTGGGAGTATGTCGAAGATCCAACTTTAGAGTTACCAGATGATGGCATGATTGATGTCACGTTTGATTGGATAGAAGACGATAGGGATCGCACAATAACAGCAGTATTTTATACCAGTTATGACGATATAGGGGGCGATCTGGCGGACTATATGTATATATTAAGAAACTTTAGAGAAGGGTATTTGAAATGAATGAACGCACATGGGAAGAGATAAATAAGGACATTGAGGTATGGGATCAACGTCAACATCGATTACGTTGTGAACAAGCTGAAGAGCTATATAAAGAAGGCTTGGAAGTTTTCCGTAAATACCTAGCTGGAGAAATACAATGAACATGTTTGATAATTGGGATAAAGCTGTAATAGAAAACGAATCTAGGATTTTAAAAAGCATTGATGCTATGGAGTACAACTTCAAAGACGATGGTTATGAGCTGTGGGATACTGTCTTATTAACATTCGATGGTTTTGGAGTCGATTGTAATATTCAAATGAATGAAGACGACTTGATGTGGGTAATAGCACATCCAATCATGTTCGATGAAACCGTTAGTTCACATCATATAACGCTGAGAAATGGTGTTAGACCTAAGTATATAACTGGAGAGTAAAATGAATGAAGACCAAAGAAGTGACTTAATTATCGCATACGTAACTGAAACGATAGACGAGATGACATTGCGAGAAATAATCAAAGCATACGCTAAGGATATGTTTGATTACCTTAGCACTTGGAGTGATGACGAGCTGGAGGATTTAAAATGAAACATTACATTGTAGGCATAATCGATAGTTATCGGGACATGGAGTTTAGAACCTGTGTCTTGGTTAAAGCAACCGATAAAACGATTGATCTAAAAGTTGGGGAGATATGCTCAACATGGTACAGCGAAGATGATCCTGCTCTTGAGTGTGGTCACGCTGAAGGGTTATACGAACAAGCGAATGGCTGTGTGACCTACAGCGATGGTGTTAAAGAGATTAGCGAAGCAACATATAACGAATTAATAAACTTCTTAGGAGCATACTAATGGACACAAAAAACATAATAGCAACAATAGCATTATCAATGGTCTTTGGTTTTGGCTTAGGTTACGGCACAGGTAAACAGGATAGCGATAAGTTTACGATCCACAAAACCCGATCAGGCATGTTTATCGTAGATGATAGCCCGAACGGTACAAAAGGTAAGATGGAGTCCAAGATTTATGAGGTCTTAGAGTTACCAACTAATCGTAAGAACTTTCAAGAAGGGGATATATCACAATGAAACAAGAAAAAGACTACCGATCAATAACGATAGACGAAGCTATGGCTTGGGTAGATACGAATTGTTTCCATGAGGACGTGCGTAAACGATTGAAGTCCCGAGCTGTGGCATGGAGGATCGGTACGCACCTGCTCATAGCGATTAACTATGTGGCTGACTTAGAGAAACGCATAGCCGAACTTGAAGCTGAACTTGCAAACAAAAGGAAAAAGAAATGACTGCAATAATTAATACACAACACTTCACAAAGATACCTTTGGTTAATAACACTCGATGGTGTTATCTAGATCAGTACGGTCGTAAGGATCATGTGACACTTAAGACCGAGTCAGGTAAGTTGATAACCAGAACTGCACAGTATTACCAGATCGTTAACGACGAGGTTAAAATCTATATCACTTACAAAGGTGATGGGATTTTAGTGACTGAGGATTATGTTTTAGACGATTGATCCAAACCACCAATGGTGGATGGGACGGGCTTTACCTAATTTTTTAATTGTATGCTTTAGAAAATATATATTATAATATGTATTTTCTAAAGCATACAATTTGGAGTTATTATGGGTTATATCATGTTAAGACAATTGAACGGTTACGATGTTCGTCAAAGGACTAAAGACGATTTCATTTCATTGAACGATTTATTACTGGCTGGCAATAATGCTAGGAGCATGGCTGGTTTGACTCAGAGAAAGTTGAGTGATTATTTTACAACCACAGAAGCTCAAGAGTTTATGGAAGTTCTTAAGTCTGTTGAGAATATTACAACAGTTAAATCAGCATCCAGAGGTAGATCGGGTGTTACATGGGGGCATAAACTCTTAGCTATGGACTTTGCACTATGGCTTAGCCCGTCACTTAAAGTTGAAATATATAAATGGATGGCTGATCAACTACTAATAAAACGTATTGATTCTGGCAATTCATTCAAACTTATGAACGAAGCGTTGGATGCACAGTTTAATATTGGTGCTAAGTATTGGTTTTACAGCAATACTGCAAATCTAATTCGTGAAACAGTAGGTGTTGTCGACTGGAATAGTGCAACAGAAGAACAACTAAAGGAAAGAGATAGGCTTCAACGCAATGTGATCTTGCTATGCAAGACAACAAAGACAATGACGTTTGATAACTTAGTTCATTCCGCTGTAGAGAATTAAACAAACACTTCTGAAGGGTGTGCCTTTAAGGGTAACTTAAGACAGCTTAGGTTACCCTCTTTTCATCTTAACTATGGGAAGATTACTTATGAATCTACCAACACTCGCTTTATCCGCAACACTTATCCTCATTCCTACTCATTCTGCCTACGCTGAGCGTCACCACGCAACGAATAAAGAAATCCAATGCCTTAGTAGCATCATCTACGCTGAAGCTCGTGGTGAGCCTGAGATTGGCAAATTAGCTGTAGCCCATGCTTCAATCAATAGAGCAAAGCGATCAGAACGATCTACATGTAAGATCAAAGGTGTTACCCGTAAACATATACCGCTAAAGCTTCAACCTTACTTCAAAACCCTCGCTGTGAAATCGTTCTCATCTAAGCATAAGTTGATTGGCAAAGCCGATTCCTGGAATACAGGTAAAAAACCTCACTCACGAGGCAAAAAGGTAAAAGTAATAGGTCAGCATGTCTTTTACGTAATGTCTTCTCTATGACCCTACCAGTGGCTCTCATCGTAGCCGATTGAGTAAAGATATTCAATTGCCTTCTCAACACTTCTAAAAGGTCTGAACGGAGAGTTGGGTACATTCTTTGGTAACTTCTCAGGTGTGAACAACATTCGCAAGGCATCTTCTAAATAACTAATCATAACCTTATCATCTCTCGCTTGTTTGATTTTTGCTACAGTCTTCTTACCATGCTTAATCGCATGCTTATTACCTCGCATAAGTGGTCTTGCTCCACCTCTATGAAAGTGACAGCGGTGCGAACGTGAATCACTCTTGGCAGCGACATTACATTGCTCCCCATTACGCTTAACCCTATGACAACGAACAACCCAATTACGATTGGCGATCTGCTTGTACTTATACAACCCTGTCTTAGGATTAAAATTATTCTTAGGCTCACTTCCCCATCTTGGGTCTTCAATTTCAGCGATTTCTTTGCCCTTTTCTATATCCATTCTCACCGTCCTAATACTTTAAAAATAATACTTTTATAAAACAATAACTTACAAATTTCCGCCCTAATCGTTTTTATTGGGGACAATCGCTACAGCCCACGCCAGTCATGGGCTACGGGGATTTACCGCCCTAATAAATGAACGTCTCAATAAAAAAGTCATACTACCCTATAGGGCAGTGATCCATTAGTTAACCTTTTGTCAATTCCTCTATTCACCTTTACAACAATCTTTTTATTCTTATTTTATTTATCCTTTGATACTTAAAAGAGATATAAATAAAGATAAAACAATAACTTAGCTAACGCCTCAATGTCCGACGCAATATCTTTTTTGACCCCAATAAATGGGGCGGTTCAAGGTTTTCGCCCCTTCAAACGTGTTGACACTCCCATGTTTACATTACAATACAATACAATACATTACATTAGAATACATTACATTACATTACATTGCTCCAAATTGACTCAAACTAATGCTCTTCCCCTTACATTACAATTCTTGACTTTAACCTTACATTACTTTACATTGCACTTTCTGTAGACAAATCTATAAGGAATATCGCTATGAGTAACCCGTTAAAACCCATATACGTTAGTTTAAACACCTATGAATTGATAAAAGAACTAGCTAAAAAAGAAGATCGTTCCATTCGAAGTTGGATGGATATAGTTATCGGAGGTATTTATGAGCATAAATCTTATGAAGAACCAGATGTAGACGATGACATATTCGCTTAATTAAAACATATAACCTAGACCAAACTCAATTGGTCTAGGTTCTCACCCCCTACACCAACCTCCCATCCTTCAAAGCTTCCTTAACTTTTTCAATCGCAAAGTCATCAGTCTTACCTTCTTTCACCCATATATAATGTTTTCGCTCTGGCTTGTAGGTTCTAAAATATCTCCCTTTAATAGGTCTAAATCCCATATCCAACAGGACAGATGAAAGCGATCTTGTCTTAGGAATCTCTTCACCATTTAAAGTAGCAACACTATTAAGATGAGTCACATCGATAAATTCTTTATTAATAAGATCATCCGCAAACCTACTTAACAGATCCTCAACTTCCTGATGAACTTCTGATACAGCAAGATCAACCATCTGAGACTTAGCTTCAGTCTTTGGTGCTCTTCCAAATGGTTTAAATGAACTCGGCAACTTATAGTCCATAAAATACCTCGCAATAGCATCAGGTCTCGCCCTAGTCATTGTGAATAGTCTATCAAAATACTCCTCAACCTTCTCAGCACCGCCAAAGTATTCATGCAATTGCTCGGACGTTTGCAATCTCGAATAGACCACACAGTATCGTCTATCCTCATCATCCAGAGGTACAGCATCCTTATGATTAGTCAAAAGCAAGTATGATGTAAAGTTCGGTAACGTTTGCACATCTCTACCTTTCTTTTCACAAAGAATCTGATCATTCGTTATATAAGGTTTGATCCTATCCATAATAGCCCAGCGATTCGTCCCCGAGATTCGGATCTCCTCGACAATGTTCAAGATCGCCCCTGTCGCCCAAGAGGTAAACCTCCCTGAGATCGTAGCCGTATCCAACGACTGCACGTTACTACCCAACAGCAGTGCCATAACATTACCTATATATGACTTTCCAGACCCCTGCGTACCCTGCAATATCAACGACCAATTCAACCGCTTTCCTGGATTCTGTACCACAAAGATCATCCAGTGCAGAACTATCTCCCGCTCTACCTCATCGCCGATCAGGTGCTCCAAGTGTTTGAGAAACATCGCAACAACCTCACGACCTTCCGAATCCCCCGAATCTCCATCACCACCATCCAAAACCTTACAAGGCCTAACGCCATTCTTTCTGTAAGAGTTGAACATACGCTTACCCTCAAACATAACAATCTGTCCAGCTCCAGGCCAAAAGATAGTATCAACGACTGTGTCTATCTTATAGATCACTAAGCAGAGCTGGGAGGCCTGCATACCAGACGCAACACACTCTTCCATACGATCGTACTTAGCGTTGAATGCCTCACGCGAGATCCCGTAGTTACGCTTGATGTTATAGAACAAACGTGTTGCCTCTATGTATATCCACACCGAAGCCCAGTCTGCTACTTCCCCTTCGTCTCTAACCAATCCTCCATTACTCACCCCTGCTGGAGTAATTGCTTTCTTGATCTCAGCCTTGCTCATACCTTTAGCTTTACCAATCCCTGCAAACAACTCAGACGCAATTGCTGAACGTAAGTCTGTACCCAACTTAACCGTACTCATACGCAACAGCTTGTCTTTAAAGATGTTATACGCACCCCAGTCTTCAATCTCAGACGCTTCGACCAACAGCTCTTCAAAGTCTTCAGAACCTGCGACCAACACACCACGCAGTTCGGCCACTACCGACTCGTCCAGCCCACCACGCTCTTTTACAGCATGTTTGACCGAAGCGAAGGTGCGAGGCTTCTCCCGTTGTCCATTGCCAAAGCCTTTGTACTTAGCCCATAACTCATGTCGATCCTCACGCTCACGCTCGAACCCTTCATCATCACACCCGACGTTCGACCAGTCATACCATAGCTCAAACCCCTGCTCACTACCCCTATACTGGTGATGTAACGCTAATCCTACGTTAAGCCAATCGTGATACTCAGAACCCAACGATGGGTACGCATCAAGATAGGCAGAAACTTCGTTATCTGATATGTCTAAAGGTTCTGCTGCGACCACAGCCAACATGCCCTTAACGGCATCTTCAACATCGGCAGAAAGATCGGCAACTTCTAAGTCAAAACCAACATCAACCACACTCTTAAGCAAAGGCTCAACATCTAGACATTCACCGTCCATTCGCATCGACCACGCATCATCTAAATTCTTACACCGAGGTGTGTACATAACCTGATTCGGTTTGAACGAACACGGATCACACTTAATACCTAACTCTGCTACGAACTTCTGCGACAGTTCTCTATACTCAACTGGAGTAACACCACGACTTAACGGTATAACCACTCTAACCTTCGCTGCACCCTTTGTATGTGAGTACGTAGAGTAAGCAACAAAAGCACAGTCCAACCCCAATATCAAGTCAAACTCTAACTCAGCCTGAGTCATATCACTATCATCAATGTCTAGTGCGAGCAGAGTTCTCTGTACTAGAAACTCATCCCTACGTACATTGCCACTGAAGTAACCGCCTACAAAGTACTGACCAACCTTACTGGAAGAAACCTTATGTGTGGTAAAACCTTCGCATAAGTCATCCCATGTCATCTCTTTGTTTTTACAAACGCCCAGATCCGATCCGACAGCGATGTTAAATTTCATTGTATTGATCATAAAAATCCTTCGTCAATTATTCTTAACTGCAATGTGGCGGATCTTTAATCTAACCATTTCGCCATAATCTCTACCGCTTTAAACTTGCCACAAGATAACTCTTCAATCTCCATTGCTCTAACTGCAGGTATACCACGCTTGATCCACTGCGATACCGAAGACCTGTGTACTAGCATCTCTTTAGCTAAGTTTGCTTTACCGCCAAAGTATTTAAAAATTTCATTTTGCATATTGTAATTCCTATTGGTTGTGTTAAGATGTTGACACTAGCTTAACAAAGTTAGTCAACACCGTCAACAACTATAGAAAGGAAGTACAATGAGCTTAGAAAAAAAGATCGAAGACCTCACCCTCGCCATAACTCTACTCACTAGAGCCATCAAAGCCAGTGAAATGTCAAAGGACTCAAATGTCGATTTGAATCCTTACGAAAAAGCATTGGCAGATAAACAAGCTAGGGAGGAAGAAGATAACACACTTGTTGCTGTAACTCCAAGTGATATAGAAGAAGCGCCTACCCCTGATAAGAGACCTAAGAGCGTCGAGACATCACATGCTGCTTTACGTGAAGAGATTCCAATGTTATGCAAGGACATCATGGACAAAAACCGAGATGATAAAGCGAAAGTACAACAGGCGTTCGCTTCATTTAATGGTGCGAAGTCTTTGTCACAAATTTCTAACAAAGAACTTACTACATTATTGTCAAAATTAGTCGCTATTAAAAAGGAACAAAAATGATCAATCATGATACTCATAGATATACGCCAAACACCATGGCTATACATAAAAAAGGGGATTCCCCATGTATGAGCGATGTACATATACGTATCGACACCCGTGATGAAGGGGCGACGCATTACTTTATTATATTCTCTGAGGGAAAACATATCCGTTTATATATAGAAGAACTTGCTCAACTCTATCCTGCAGCGATAAACCTATTACATGGAGTACCAGCGTAATGGCAGCACACGCTAAGCTTTCCGCTTCAGGCTCGGAGCGTTGGCTCACGTGTCCGGGCAGTGTGCGAGCAGAAGAGTCTATACCAGACCGAGGATCGTCGCCCTTTGCCATGGAAGGCACTGCTGCCCACGAGCTGGGAGAGTTATGCTTAATCAACGGACGTACGGCAAAGAGTTACCTCAATCAACTATTACCAGAATCAAAATGGAAAGTAGACGAGGAAATGGTAGAGCATGTTCAAACATACATTGATTACGTAGATCAGTTCAAAGGTATACGCATGATTGAACAGCGTGTGGACTTCTCTGAATACGTACCTGATGGTTTTGGCACAAGTGATGGTATTGTTATTGATGGCGATACTATGCACATCATTGACCTTAAGTATGGCAAAGGTGTAAAGGTAGACGCTACAGACAACTCTCAAGGTAAGCTCTATGCCATTGGTGCTTTATGTGACTATGGCTTTCTCTATGAGCTAAAGACTGTGGTTATACATATAGTACAACCTCGCATAGATAACATCTCGGTTTGGGAAATAAGTGTAGCTGAACTTTTAGAATGGGCTAACTGGGTCAAAGATCGAGCAGCCCTTTGTGCCCAACCTGATGCACCTAGAGTAGCTTCAGAGAAAGCTTGTATGTGGTGTAAAGCCAAGCCTACTTGCCCAGAGTTGATGAGACTGACCGAAGAAGCTTTGCTTGCAGACTTTGATGATGCAGTTGTTAATGCCAAGTCCCCTGACAAGTTATCTATGCGTGACCTACGCTTTGCTCTAGATAATAAAAAGGTGATCCTCTCTTGGCTTGATGCTGTAGAGAACCTTGCCTTTGAGAAACTCAACAATGGGGAGGAGTTCGCAGGGTACAAGCTCGTACATGGTAGGTCGTCACGCTCTTGGTCTGATCCCCAACTTGCTGAACAAGTGCTTGTAGAGGAACTAGGTGAGGCAGCGTTTGCACCTAAGAAAATAATAACTGCGCCTCAAGCTGAGAAAGCATTGGGCAAAAAGAAAGCTGGACTACTTGAAGGTCTTATCTCTAAACATGAGGGTAAACCGACAATGGTTCCAGAATCTGACAACAGACCAGAGATATCTTCTGGTGATATTAGTGACTTTGATTGAGGGTAATGTAATGAAAATAATACAAATAATTGATTCAGGTGGTATTATTTTTGGCTTGTGTGATGAAGGGCAAGTGTGGGAATTAAGCTCCGACCGAAGCCGAATAACACAGGCACACAACATTTTTTGGGAGCTAGTAAAAATACCACACTTTGTGCGCCGAAATTCAGGTTCGGAAGTTACAGTAATTCAAGATAATTATATAAAATAAATTTGACAGGAGAATAAATGTTGACGTATACTTAACTCGCAGTACAAAAAACCAAAACTAAAATTTAAAATCAAAACCAAAAGGAAAATAAAATGTCTAAAGTAATTCTTAAAAACGTACGTCTTTCTTTCCCAAGCCTTTTCAAAAAAGGTTCATTTAACGGTGAAGAGACCAAATACGAAGCAACTTTTCTTCTCAACAAAGAAGAACACGCAGATACAATTGCAGAGATTAAAGCTCAGATTGCAGAGTTAATTAAAACAAATCTTAAAGGTGCCAAAGTTCCTGCAGATAAACTTTGCTTACGTGACGGTGATGAAGTTGAGTATGATGGTTATGCAGGTTGTTTTTCTCTAAAAGCTTCAACTAAGAAACGCCCTATCGTAGTTAATAAAGATAAGACACCTTTAGTAGAAGAAGATGGTA